TACGGTTATTCCTAACCATATAGGCGTTCTCCCATCCAGGCCCCCTGCACCTTGGGATGATGCGGGTCATAAATCTGATCCTTGTTTCCCAGATGATCTTTCATCTAAGGATTATTGTATTCTGTATAGAAATTGTAAAGGCACTGTCTTCTCAACTGATAATGCTGACTACAAGGCGTCCCCTAGAGTTGTTGTTAAAAAACCTCGTGGTAGTCTTGACATTGGTAATAATTTAAATGTTATCTCTTGTCCTCCCCCTGTTCCACCTAAGTTACCCATTGTTGTGTCCAATGATGTTATTATAACTGAAGCCAAGAAGGAAAATCCCGACCCTGTCGATCCTGTTGTTCAAGGTTTGCAGCGCGACCACTGGGATTTCATTTGGATCTTTACGTTCCTATTTTCATTAGCTCGAATTGCTAAAGCTGTGTCGAGTTTGTATTATTTGTATTTCGCCGTTTCACTTCCTAGTAAATTCATGGGATTTGGCAAACGTGACTTTAAAGGCACATTTAAATATTCGTGTCAAAATTATTTTTCTACTTATTCTGTGACTGATTTCTTTACTTTAGGTTTTTCATTTATCTTTTTATTTATTTCGTTTGCAAAGTTGCTTAAATCCGCGTTCTCATCGGACAAATTAGACGAGCTTCCAATTGTCAACAAACGCCCACTGGTTGCTGTTGATAAGAAGGAAAATATCGCTGAAGCGTCAGATAGAATCGCCGCCAAGTTGAACAAGAAAAGTAAAAAAGAGAAGAAAGTTCTTGAAGGTCACCAACAGAGAGGTGGTGGTAAATTGTCCCAAAATTTGGCACAACTAGGTTTAGACGAGGACATTGCCTGGGGAGATATTCCATTAGATGATTTCCAGTTTGAGCAAGAATTTATGCAAAAGTATGAGGCCAGAGATGACCATAACCCGTATGAGAGTTCTTCAGCTGTCACTATAACCTTCGAATCTGGAGGTCGTAGCTATATAGGTCAAGGTTATAAACAGGATGGTAATTTGACTATTACCAAGAATTATGCTTTTGATAATAAAGATAAGAAGAAAGTTTCTGTGTCCCCTCAAGATTTTCTGAAGAAGATGACTAACTCCAAAGACGTCAAAACGGCTTTAGGTCACGCAGAGATTGAAGATGCTCGCCCAGTTTTGATGCCGGTCGCTTTACTTTCAGCTAACTCTTATTTTCATGATGCCAAAGGTGTTGCTAACAAGAGCATATTTGGTATGGTTGATCACCCACCTGGGCTTGAACCCAATCGTGTTCGTGTTAGGATAATTGGTCCTCCCAGCGCGCCTGAAACGCGTAAGTTGTTCCTTGCCCATGCAAATAAAGACGGTTCCATTGTTATTTACAAGCAGTGGAAGAACGGTCATTTAAATTCTAAGCTTGCTGACAAGCTAGAAGGCGAACACAGAGTGTTAGTTATTCACGACAAATACATACCTAAG